AGAAGGTGGATACAACAATTCTTCGCATGAAAAAGTAATAGTAAAAAGAGAGATAACAAAGAAATTATTACGAATGATGAACAATAAGATAAACAAATTAGAAGAAGTATTAGATAAAGAGATAGCTGAGGCGTTAGCAGGTGATAAATCGAGTGTAGGTAAGGTAGGTTATTTAATAACAATGTTGACAACAATGTATCGTGCAGTAAATCCAGCGAAGCATAATCACGAGAATCGGTTTCAGAAGACAGTATCAAAGGATATTAAAGAGATGTTAGCGAAGATAAAAGATCAGCAAAAGGGTCAACAAAAAATAATTAATTAAATTTACAGAGGGTTTATTTGCGGATTTATAATTCGCCCCTAAATTGCCGTAAATGAGTTTGATTATGTCTTGTCTTGCAAATTCGTTTACGGCAAGCTTCTGTGGAATTACCTGCTTGCAGTGGGCACAGTATGAGCATCTCGATAAAGAAAGTAAGGCAGAGATGTTTTGACTCATTGTTTTATTTAGCAAAAAATGTTCTTGAATTTTATGATTTACGAGATGACTTACACAAGGAGATGGCGGATTTAATTCAAGATCATGATGTAAAAAGGAAATTAATATTAGTACCTCGTGGACATTACAAATCTAGTTTGGCATCAATAGCATACCCGCTTTGGCTCATTATACGCAATCCGAATATAAGGATATTGCTATCATCAAGTACAGCTACAAATGCTGTACATTTTCTTAGGCGTATTCAGAAAGTTTTTGAGCGGAACACACTATTTCAGGAGTTATTTCCGCATGTAATACCTGATTTTGAGAATTTAAAAGGGTTTAAGTGGTCTAATACAGAAATATTAATTCCGCGAGATAATGATTATCCAGAAGCTACGATAGAGACAATGGGAGTAGGAGGAGCAGTAGTAAGTCGGCATTATGATGTACTGATAAAAGATGACCTGGTAAACGATAAAATTGCAGAATCTGAGATAGAGATGCAAAGATGCATAGATTGGCATGAATATTCAGAGAGTCTTTTTATAGTACCGGAAGCTGGTATAGATTTAATAATGGGGACGCGATGGTCAATGTCGGATTTATATTCATACATTGAACAGACAGATAAGAGATATAAGGTGTATGTAAGGTCAGCGATAGAGAATAATCAACCGATATTTCCATATGATAAAGAGACGAAGAAGGGATTTCGGAAGGAATTTCTGGATTATTTGCAGATGTCAAGACCGTTCAAGTTTGCCTTGCAATATATGAATGATCCAATATCTAGTGACGTTACAGATTTTCGGAATGACTGGCTACGATATTATGAAGAGAAGAATGGTACATTATATGTAGATGGGGAAAAGGTAACTGAATTAACTAATTACATTACAGTTGATCCTGCGATAACAGAGGGAAAGCGATCATCTCGATCAGCGATAATAGTATCAAGTGTAGATAGAGGAAAGAATATTTATATACGGCAGGCATGGGCTGCAAGAGTTGAGCCAACAACTTTAATAGACCAGATAATACAATTTAGTTTAATGTATCAGCCAAAAGTTGTAGGAATTGAGAAAGTAGCATTTCAATCCTCGATAAGATATTGGCTAGCAGATCGCTGTCGAGAGGAGAGGCGAACTATACCATTAATTGATCTTGAGCCGAAGAATCGAAATAAAGATGACAGGATACTAGCATTAGAACCATATTTTAGGAAAGGTAAAATTTTTATTAAGGAGGATATGACAGAATTTAGACAAGAGTATTTATCATTTTCAAGTGGTAAAATTAAAGTTGGAAAGAGCAAGGATATATTAGATGCTCTTGCTTATGGGTTAGACCTTTGGAAAGAAAGGCATGAAATTGATATAGATGCATGGGCTGAAGCCTTCAGACAACGGAGACTTACAGCCTGTCAAACAACAGGATATTGAAATTGTAGACAAGGTTAATGGAGCAACTATTTGCACACGTCCAAACTCTCAAAAAGACCTTCGTAGTTTAATAAAAGAAAGTGGGTCTTCACTTGGAGAGCTTTGGTTAGGAGGAAGTCTTGGAGGCGTTTAAAAGTCTTACCGCAAATTATAAAATTTACTATAGTTGGTAGGTAAGAGTTAAAATTATGGTAATAACTAGAGGAAGATACCCAAATTTATTAAAGAAAGGAAATCGTAAAATAATAAAGTATGGTAAAAAAAAGAAAAATAATAAAAAAACAAGCAGTCACAAAAAAATGGGCTATTCTAGCTATTCTACAGAAACAACTAGAGCACAATTTATTGAAGAACCGAAATTCAAACAGAGTACATTGCCAATAAGCCTAAAGTCGATAAGTTTAAAGAGGGGGAATTAAAATGAATAGTAAAATACGGATTCCACGTATTAAGATACCGAAACGGCCGCCAAGATTTAAAAAGTTTGTATCACCGAAAATAAAAGTACCGAAGATGAAAAAAAGTAAATCGCTATTAAAAGTAAAATTACCAAGTATTAGCTATAAACTTTTTTAATTTGTTTCCGGCTTCATCAGCGTAAGTCCGCCTATCGGTAATTGCTTACTGATAGGCGGATTAATTTAGAATTATATGGGTAAAAGAAAAACAAAGACATTACGTCAAGTTCGATACTTGTTAAGTAAAGTATCTCCTTTAACTACAAAAGAGAAAAAGAAATTAAAAGCAGAACTACATAGTAAGAGAGTAAAGATTCGTAGTAGTAAGAAAGTTCCACGTGGAACATGGAAAAGAGGTAAAAGGGAATAGGGTTATTATATTCTTTGCTTTGCGTAAAGTTACGCAATCCAAATATAAAGACATGACAAAAAAAGAGTTGATTGATTTACTAGATTTAAAGATAAACCCAGAGGAGTTAGAGATACTTAATACATTTGACTTTGATTTAATACCAAACTATGTAGAACATTCAAAAAGAAGTTTTTCTGGTATGAATGTAATTCTTATCAAATCTTCGGGAAAATTAATAAATTTAAAACAAAAGATGATATTGCTGAACGGTAAGATTATTCATCCAATAATGGAAATTGAACCTATTTCGATTCAATTGGCACGGTACAACGCACAAGAAGATGATTTAATTTATCAATATGATTGGTATTGTTATAAATATTGTTTTAAAAGAGATTATTCCAAAAATATCTATAAAGTTTATAAACTTAAACAAAAAGATGTAAATTATTGTGAATTAAAACTGCGAGAATTAAGATTAGATTTGAAAAACTTAGAGGACAGAGAAATTTAATTTATGCCAACACCAGCATATAAACCATTAATTTTTGATGAAAGTGACGAACGTTTGCTGGCTCAGTGGCTTGGGGAAGAGATTAATCGAGCTGAGTCAAATAGAGAAACTCTGCGGAAGACTTGGAAGGATTATGATAGACAATATGAATCTCGACCTTTATCAGAAACAAAATCTACTCCATGGGAAGGAGCTTCAAATCTTTTTATCGGATTAACTCAAATACACACAGATATGGTGTATGGAAGGATGCATCGCAGTTTATTTGGATTGGATGATTTTTGGATAGTTCGTCCATTGACCAGCCAATTTTCTAATAATGCAAAGCCTTTGCAATACTACATGAACTGGGGTGTAAAGACTGAACTTTTGCTTAAAGAGAGGTCTAAGTCGTTACTTAAAGAAGTAGCGCGGCTGGGTACAGGGATCGCCAAATTTTTCTGGTTGTATAAGCGAAGACCTAAAATTATTTATGATGAAAATGGTGATCCTCAATTAAAGGAATTTCATGTAGTTTCTGACAGTCCGTATTTTGAGCATGTGAGGCTTCAGGATTTTTTAATACCTGATCCACACCTAGAAATAGAGCAACAACGTTGGGTTAGTCAAGAACTAAGATATACTTGGACTAATCTTAATTTATTTGTTTTAGAGGGAATCTTCAGTCGTGAAAAAATAGATGCAATATATGCATATTTTACGACTAATCCTCGTCAATATGAGGTCGAGGAAGAACAGATAAAAAAGTTTAATCGACCTGAAGCAGCAATTTTTACTATTTTAGAAATATGGGCAAAAATTGACATAAACAATGATGGGATAGCTGAATCAGTAGTAATTTGGATGGAGAAGCACAGTAGAATTATAATTAAGGTTATTTACAATCCTTATATATCTAGTTGGTTTCCATTTCTTCCTTTTAGGTATATTCGTCGAGATGGTTGGTTTTATGGTCGTGGAATACCGGAAACTTTGAGTCAAGTTCAAGATGCCTTAAACACAACTTACAACCAAAGAACGGACAATGCTACGGCTGCGAATATTGTGATGATGGCTGTTCGATCAGGAGCGGTAATGAATTTAAAACCTGGAGATTCGATATTTCCTGGATTCATTTTATTTACCGACAATCCTCGTGAAGATATTATGTCGTTCAAATTGGGAGATGTTTACCCTAGCTCTTTCACCACCGAGCAATTATTACTGCAATATGCAGAAAGACTCAGTGGAATTACCGATCCCATATCTGCTGGCCGCTTAGGAAGTGGGTTTGGTACTCGTACACCAGCTAGTCTTGGGATTACCTTAATGCAACAATCTGCAAATCGCATCGAAATAGGAATAGATGATTGCCGTGATACATTTACAGAAGTGGGATACAGATATATTGAGCTTTGTCAGCAATTTAAACCTAATAAACCGTTTAAAATTTTAGGGCAAGACGGAACATTTGTGGAGGAGATATTTCAGTTTCCCCCGGGTGAACCGCGCGAACGATTTGCATTAGAGTTAGCTGTTACGAGTCAAGTGATTAATAGAGATATTGAACGGCAAGGAACAATGATGCTATTTCAACTTATGATAAATGTGTACGAGCGAATGATGGAACTTGGACAACTTTTGATTAATCCACAAGTACCATCGGAATTTAAAAATTTTTCATTAAATATAGTTCGTGATTTAGATAAAAGATTGAAAAGGCTACAGGAACTTTTCGATCAAAAAGATATTACAGAGTTTGCACCTATTTTGGAGGATATGGTAAATGTTTCCACTCAAGCGGGTATTGGAATCAGAGAAACTGCGAGAGCAGCTCCTAGAGGAATTGGAGCAGCGACTGGAATTTCTGAAGAACCAGTTAGTGAATCTGCCAGTGGGTTCGGCGGAGAATTTCTTAGCTAAAATAATTGCACTTCAGACAGAATGCCAATTACTCTATAAACTGCTATATATAATACCTAAAATGTTAGAAGCAAAAGAGTTAACCAACAAATAGAAAATTATTCCAATCTTGGTTTTTTGAGCCTGGGGGACTCTACGCTTCCCAGGGTCGCCAAAGTTCGTGCGAGAATATTCAATGCTCCGACCGTATCGGCGTCCCCTGCGCGACCACAGGCGATACATTGAAACTTCTCTCCTTTGCGGTTTTCTTTATGCGCCGCTCCGCCTGCCTGCCGGTAGGCACGGCAATCGGGACAGGTTCGGGAGGTGTTGGCCGGATCGACGCGAACAAGACGAACACGGTTCTCTTGTGCTTTATAGCTGAGGAACCGAAGGAGCAAAAATAAATTTTTTATTTGCAATTTCAAAAGTGTGCTATAATAGAGAAGTAAACAGGCAGAATACGGAGTGCCTTATTAAAGTGAATTTAATAATTTACTTTGGTAGGCACTTTTAAATCTTATAGAAATCCACAGAAAATCCACAGAAAAAAAGAGAAAGAGTCAGAAGTAAAGATAATAAAGAAGTGGAGGATTTATGCCTTTTTTTGAGGAAGATATATCTAAAGAGAAACAAGAAAAAAAAGAGAAACCTGCCATTGAAATAATAAATGAAAAATTAGATGGAGAGGACATACCAGCAGAATTTAAGGGTAAGACTGTAAAAGATGTGCTCTCAGAAACACAGAAATTACGATTATATGAGAAAGCCCTAATAGCATTAGGGCAATATCAGCAAGAGAAACAGAAACAAACTCAATTAGAAGAAAAAGTTGAATATAATCCTGAGAAGATTTTAGATGAAAATTTTGGTTCATCAGAAATAACGCAAGCTATAGCGGATTATACAACTCAGAGATTAGCACCAATAGCTATACCTTGGATGACACGACAGGCAGTAGAGTACATAGAAAGAGCTGCATCTGAATATGAATCTAAATGGGGTAAGGAAGTTGTAGGGGAATGGACAAAGGAAATCAGTACAAAGTTAAAATCAGAAATACAGAATAATCCTGCATATATTCAGAATCCCAACATTATAAATCTTATAGACTTAGCATTTAAGACAGAGTTTAGTTCAAAAGCAGATACCATATTTCAGAAATATCAAGATGAGAAGCAGAAGAAACAGGCTGAGGAGGAAGAAGAAGTTTCTGTAAAGATGGGAGGATCAATGCTTACAGGTGGATTACCACCTTCAGGATTACAAGCAAGAAAGCCTCGTTTTACAGCGGAAGACATGGCTGTATATAATCGCTTTAGAATAAATCCGGATGATCTTCCGGAGGAGTTTGCCTCTGGACCGGTTGTTGTAGATGATTTCATTACTTGGTATAAGTCAAAACAAAAGAAATAACAATTGTAAAATTTACTGTTTGTAAAATTTACTGTGGAGAGTATGTATGAATCCTAGTGGAAATTTAGGTAATTATGCATTATTGCTTCAAGAGGAATTGCAAAAACGCAATCCAGGATTTGTAGTAGCTTTGATATATGATGATTCAATGCGGAGACTGGAAGCTCAAACGCTAGGATATGAAAATATACCAAAACAACAGCTTCAAGATTTGGGAGTTAGAACAGTTGATGGACAGGCTCGAATAGGTGATCTAGTAGCTATGCGCATACCGGAGGATCAGTATAATAAAAATAAATTAGCGGATGTAATTGCAGATTTTCAAAGACGAAGTTCAGTACGTGAAAATCCTAAAGAGCGAATGGCTCAAGAGATTAAATCAGATCCTGAAATATTCTTTCATAGGAAAGAGTAAAAAATTTTAGAGGAGATAAATTATGGCTACAATACGTCCTGTAACTGTGGGAAAAAATATATTTGGTGCAGAGCCTACTATACTACGGTATATGGAAGCTAGAACTCAGACATTTAAATATGGAGCAGTTGTTACATTTGATACTAATGGATTTGTTAAAGAGGCTGTACCGGCGGACTCTTTATTTTTAGGTATAACTATGGAGGATGCTCATAATATTACTGCTGCTCAAGAGGGAGCTGTAGAAATTCCTGTTATTCCATTTACTGCGGAATCACTTATCGAAATAAATTTACAGAGCGGACAAAATATTACACAGGCTGATTTAGCTTCGGCAACTGGATTTAATTTATCGGGTGGTGGAGCAAATCCTTGGACTATAGATAGGTCTTCAGGTTCATCGGCTGCGATACGTATAGTTAAGTTTGTAGATGCGGTAGGAGAAGCTCAAGGTCGGGTTTTAGGTGTAATTAAAGGAAGCAAGAGATTTACTAATTTTGCTTAAGGCGAATTTTATAATTTGCCAAGGAGATAAATTATGGCTATTACAAGAGGGTTATTTCCTAATTTAGTAAGAGCTGGGAGAGCTATTAGACAAATATTTTTGTATGAAATGGCTAATCTGCCTGAAGAATATAGCATCATATTTGATGTTGGTTCATCTGAAGGTGCTTATGAAACTGAATTTTTAAGTTCAGGTTTCATTCTGCCACCAAAGCTTGGAGAAGGAGAACCATTAACTTATGATGATCCACTGCCTGTAGCTGAAGTACGATATAATCATGTTAAATGGGCTTTAGGTTTTCGAGTAACAAGAGAAATGGTTAATGATGAAAAATTCGGATTTATAAATCGGTTGCCAAAAGCACTTGCTCGCGTTATGCGGTATCGACCAGAGGTTGAGGCTGCGGCTGTTTTTAACAATGGTTTTTCTGCGTATTCAGCGGGAACTTGGGGTACTATTCCTCTTGGTGCTGGGTCGACAGCAGTTCCTGTTCCTTATACAGCAGCGGGTGTAACTTTTGATGGGCAGGCTATTTTTTCC